CAGCTTATCTATAGCTGCCTGCTTGGCCTCTTCTACCGAGGTGGTCTTGCCTTCCTTGTCAGGCACCAGGACCATGTCAGTGGCCAGCTGCGTTGCAACGCCGGAAGCCATGTTTGCTGAGCCGGTATTGAAATACAGCGTGTCGAGGATCTCACGCGCTCTAGCGCGATCAGCCGGGTCTGCCTGTGGTGATTTGAGGATTTGGAAAGCCCAGTCAACCAATATTCTGACGTGGGTTTTTTCGTAAATCGCTTTTGCGCGATCTTTGGATTTTGGGTTTGAGTGCCAGAAATAGTGATGCCTGGCAGACCAGTCGGGTGTTTCAAGTAACATGATAAGCCTCTCCGTTACGAGAGAAGCTATATCACTTTACGTAATACGTAAACCCTATTTCTTATTTTGCCTCATTACTTATTTTTAAAAGCGTATCTGTTTCCAGATCAGCCCAGACAACCCCATGAAATTCTGGCTGCTCGATCATTACGATTCCTGGCGATGCCCATTTAATTTTTAGGTTTGTGTAATTTCCAAAATAATGCGACTCCATTGAATAGGTATTGCGGCCTGACTGGTAAAGGATGCCATAAAGCAATTCATTATTATAGGTCATTGCACAGCAATATTTGCCGAGCGCCCTGGCATCGACTGTGCTGGTAACAACTGGGTTTCTTGGCATCAGGCTGATCATGCCGTGCAGCCAGCTGCTTTTGTGGTCCTCTAGCCCTTTTAAATCCCAGTAGACTGCCATCATATCGTCAGCAAAATAGTCGTGCATATAAACGGCCTTGTTTGCGTATTTCTGTGATCGTCCGGTGGTCCACATATGTGACAAAATTAAAGGCGGGTTTTTGCCGTTATCACCACCAAGCATAATCGACCCGTGATCCTTACAATATTTTGTGGAATCCTCTTGCCATTTATTTGCCACTGCTAGGATAGGTATTGGCGGGTTGGCAAAAAATATCTCCATTGTTTTGCATTTAAGGATTTTGGCATAATCCTCAGCATCAGACAGGCTGATGGCGATATCGCCGGATTTATGGCGTGACAAAGTGCCGGGCTGGACACCCTTGAGCTCTGCTACCATCTGGTTTTTGAGGCCAGACTTGACCACCATTTTATGTAAGTTATTAGGTGCCACCGAGATATCCGCGCTAGTTTGATTTGTTACCATTGTCGTGCCTTTGTCGTTTAACGTCAATAATCTTGTACAGTTAAATTGCTTTACGGATTAAGTCAAGTACATTACAGTCTGCTGAATATTACTTATGCGGATTGTGTACATGCTATTGAACGACTATAGGCTTAAGAAGGGCTGGCACTATACGGATTTAGCCCGTCTGGTTGGTGTAAAACACGCCACGATCGTGCGGCGTTGGTGCTTGCCGCATGGTGACAAGGACCGGCTGATACCTCGCGCCGACAACATGGATAAGATCATTTTGCTGACCAATGGAGAGGTCATGCCGAATGATTTTTACATGCGCCGTGACTGAGGATGAGCTGCAAATCCAGGTAGCCAGCTGGTTGCCTTTCGCTTTGCCGCCGGGCTGTGTCTTTCATCATTCGCCTAACGAAGGCACCCGCCACGTTGCGTTCAAAACAAAGATCAAGCGTATGGGTACTAAGTTTGGCTGGCCTGACCTTGAGATTTTTGTCCCAGCTGATCAGTCCAGGACTGGCCTCAGCTCGGCGATATTCATTGAGCTAAAACGCATGAAGAGTGGCCGGCTCAACGACAATCAAAAGACCATGCGTGACGCCCTGCTTGATGCTGGGGCGCATTGGGGCATGGCTCGGTCACTTGATGAGGTCCATGAGATCCTGGCGCCCCTGGTCAAGCTGAGGGCAGGGCCATGATGCGTATCTGCGATTTCAAAAATCATTACACACGCTGCAAAAAAGGCTGGGTGTACATGCCTGATGGCATGGGCTGCGTCCAGTCTGAGCTGTGTCCGAAATGCGATGGAGAGGGACAAATACCCATGAAGGATGAAGAGCAAGACGAGCTGCTGAAATCACGCAAGCCACATGGCTACCAGTATTATCAGACATTCGCTGTGACGCTGCATGTGACATACGCCAAGAGCTACACAATCCGAGCGATGAACGATGAACACGCTATGGACATAGCCGCGCGCCGGGTTGCGAAGCGTCACAAGCACACTGACAACAAGGGCTTGGGGTTTGTAAAGGCTGTCCCCGTGGACGCCAAGCGTTTGGGCAAAGGCTAAATGACCAGGCAGAAAGATGACTGGTATCCAACGCCTCACACAGCAATCAAGAGCCTGCTGGATGTTGAGGTGTTTGACCCTGTTATCTGGGAGCCGGCAGCTGGTGACGGGGCTATATCCAAGGTGCTGGAGCTGGCCTGCTATGAGGTCGTTAGCCAGGATCTGAACGACTATGGCTATTGTCCTGCCGGCTATGATTTTCTGATGGCGACAGAGCGTGAGGCTGACTGCCTGGTAACGAACCCCCCATATAAGCTCGCTCAGCAGTTTATCGAACATGCCATAGGGCTTGGCGTCAAGAAACATGCCTGGCTGCTGCGCTTGAGCTTCCTAGAGGGGCGGGGGCGGTTCCTGGAGCTATTTGATAATTACCCACCATCACGAATCCATGTGTTCTCTAAGCGCCTGACAATTTGGAGGGGCGGCGAGGCGCCAGCTGGCAACGGCACGACTGCATATGCGTGGTTCGTGTGGAACGCCAACTACAACGGCGTGCCGCAGCTGGGCTGGCTATGAAGAAAAAGAAACGCGGAAGCGCATATGCTGATTTTCTCAGGAGGCGAAACGGGCATATGCCAGCACCAAGACAAACAGAACCAGAGCCATGTGTTGTTTGCGGCGCCATGCACCAGCTGCACATGGGAACCTGGATCATGACAGCCAACAAGGATCTGCTTTGTGCAAATGATCGTTGCTGGCGCATTGCAGTAGAAAGGGAAAAAGATGGGAAAGCGACACAAGATGTCATGGACAGATGAGCGGCGACAAGCTCAATCGGAGCGGCTCAAGAAGGCCTGGGCTGACAAAAAGGCCAGGAAGGATCTGCAGGCCTGGCACGATATTGGTGGCAAGACAGATCCCTGGTGGAAGCCCATTTTTAATTTATTCCGTAAAGGGGCTTGACAGAAAATGGAAAGTAAAAATAAAATCGGCGCAGCCGCGCTAGATTCTAAGCTACCCAGAGCTCAGCAAACAAAGCTCAGCGACAACCCAATAATAAATAACTTACTGAAAAGCACTGCCAAGCAAACAAGCTATGCTTATAGCTCAGCTATAGCCAGAGCTAAGCTATCGCCGCTTGATGAGCTTCAGCGCAGGGTTTTTAAGAGGCTCAGGCCCATGTATGGCTCTGATCGTTACATGGAATTGCAGAACCAGGTCAGCGCATTAGCGCCGCTGGAACGCCAAGACTGGCTCAATGACATGCAGGACAAGCTCAATGCAGTTAAGCAGGCTAACAATAGCTGAGCTTGACGAGCTCTTCATGGAAGCAGCTGAGACAGAGCGCAAGCTGCCAGCTGCAATGCGTAAACAGAAAATGTCCGGGTGGCCTGACTATCCCAGGGACTATGCAGCCTATGGCTATAATGCTTTTGAGGTGCCAATGCTCAAGGCAACGCCCGATCAGGTTAGCCGTTACGATGCAGCATTGAACCTGGTGCTTACCAAGCTAGATGAAGAGGACAGGCGCCTCGTGTGGGCTGTGGCAGCCTCAGCTGCGTATAGGCAGCGAGGGCCGCGCTGGACAAAGCTGGCGGTCATACTGGGCTTAAATGACCCTAGAATCGTTAAGCAAAAATACAAAGATGCACTAATACGGTTATATTATATGCTTTAAACGTAAAGACTATTGACGCGAATGTACCAAATCTGGTACTGCAAAAGATAGCATCGACTATATGTCGCTGTTAAATGAACTGCGGTTCATTCGCTGCATGGTTGGACCCTCTGTTGTAAAGGGACTGACGCATTGTTTCTTCCCTAACGAAACCTTACCGGCTGTCTGTTGTTTTATGCGAGCAACAGGCAGCTGGGCTTTTATGGATGGCAATGGCTAAGAGACGCATCACCAAAGCTCAGATGACGATTATCTGTGAGCGTATTGCTGACGGAATCAGTCTGACAAGGATCTGCAACGAGGACAGTGAGCTGCCATCGTGGAGGACAGTGCTGCGCCATGTTCAAGAGGATGAGGATGCTTACACAAGCTATAGGACAGCCAGGTCATTGCAGTGTGAGGTCATGCGTGACCAGATCATTGACCTGGTCGAGGCACCGTTGCCAAGCGATCCTAAGCTAGCAATGGCTGAGGTACAGCGTAGAAGGTTAGAGGCAGATCATAAGGACAAGCACATAAGGCAGATGCAGCCACTGGGGCTAAGAGACAAGGCTGAGGACAGCAAGCAGACGAGCGGTACGATCACGCTGAGCTGGGGCAATGCTGACGTGCAGGCTAGTGGTTGAGTGGTGCAGTGCTGTCATCCAGTGGCAGGGCTCGCGCGCACGAGGCATATGTCAACCTGATTTTAGTTTACAAAGCTGATCTTGTGACCGAGCTGTGACCCAGCGCTCTGTAATGCCCGGCTAGCCTACAAGTGGGTGCGGGATACATACCCGTTTGCAATGTCTCGATTTCCTGGCGACCACCCCCGGCCCCCCAAAAGACCGGGCGCTGTGTCTATAACGTATATAAACCCTGACAAGAGCCTGTCTCTAATGAACATCGAAATCCCCTATTCCCCAAGGCCGCTGCAGGCTCAGATCCACTCTGAGCTATCCGAGAAGCGCTGGGGCGTAGTCGTGCTACACCGCCGAGCTGGCAAGACAGTCATGGCTATCAATCACTTGCTAAGGGAGGCTGTGCTTAACCAGCATACGAACCCTCGCTGTGCTTACATAGCGCCGACCTATCGGCAGGCCAAGGCTGTTGCCTGGGACTACCTCAAGCAGTTCGCCGGCAAGATACCGATGGTTCGCTTCCATGAGACTGAGCTGCGGTGTGACTTGCCCAATGGTGCAAGGATACAGCTGCTAGGTGCTGAAAATCCAGATTCACTCCGTGGAATCTACCTGGATATGGCCGTTCTTGATGAGATGGCTGACATGCCGGAGAGTTTGTTTCCTGAGATCATCAGGCCGGCGCTGAGCGATCGTAAGGGCAAGGCGCTGTTCATTGGTACACCCAAGGGCCACAACGCCTTCTATGAGCTTTATACGGCTGCTGAGAGCCAGGACGACTGGTACACGGCGATCCATAAGGCTAGTGAGACTGGCATATTGGATGCAGAAGAGCTGGATGCTGCCAGGTCCATGATGTCAGCCGACCAGTACCAGCAGGAATTTGAGTGCTCATGGGTGGCTAATGTGCCAGGTGCTGTTTTCGGCAAAGAGCTGCAGCAGATCCAGGAAATGGGGCGCATCAGCAGTGTGCCATATGACCCGGCATACACGGTTGATACCTGGTGGGATCTGGGCATAGGCGATAGCACGGCGATCTGGTTTACCCAAAGCGTTGGCCGGGCTGTGCATGTGATCGACTTTTACGAGAACAGGGGCGAGGGCTTGCCCCATTACGCTGCTGTTTTGCAGCAAAAAGAATATTTGTATGGGAGCCATAACGCGCCGCATGACATTGAGGTCAGAGAGTTGGGCAGTGGCAAGAGCCGGCGGGAGGTATCCTGGGATCTAGGGATAAATTTTAGGGTGGTTCCAAAGCTGCCTGTCGAGGATGGGCTCCATGCTGCACAGATGCTTATACCACGCTGCTGGTTTGATAAAGAGCTCACAAAACCGGGGCTCGAAGCCTTACGACAGTATCACCGAGCCTACAATGAAAGACTTAGAAGTTTTCGTAATACCCCTGTTCACGATTGGTCGTCACATGCTGCGGATGCTTTTCGTTATTTGGCGGTTGGTATCAAGGACGCCAGGGCAACCGATAGACCCCCGCAAGCATTTGCGGATTCGCACTATAACCCACTTGGATATGTAGGAGCTTAACCATGTCTGGATTGTTCGGGGGCAGCAAATCGTCAGCCCCGCCACCACCTCCACCACCGCCACCACCGGCAAAAGCCGTACCGGCTTCAGCTGTTGCAGCTGATACGGATGCAAAGATAAAAGACCCGAAAAAGGTCAACAAGAAAAAGACCCAGGTGACTGGCCCTCAAGGCGTCCTTAATGAGGATAGCGTTGAGTATAAGTCGCTCCTGGGCGGCGCAAAGAAGATGAAGTAACAATGGGGGGTGGCGGTCCATCAGATGGGGGCGATAGCCCCGCTCCAGACCCAATAGACAATACAGAACCGCCCGGAGTTCCAACAACACCGCCACCATCACCACCGCCTGCCCCAGAGCCAGAGCCGAAACCTGAGCCTAAGCCAGAGCCGGAGCCAGAGCCTGACAGACCGTCTGATAACCCAGGGACAAGGCCGCCAGACCAGATAGGCCCACAGCCTGATCCTATTGATATTGATTTCCCGGATACATTCCCGGATGACGATATTGATGACGATGACGATGATCCGGGCTTTACATTACCGCCCACAATACCACCAGATATGCCATATGACGGCTATGTGCCGGATGCAGAAGAGCCAGAGCGTCCAATACCAGAGCCGGTTCAGCCAGACATTCCTGTTGATATACCGCCAGTAATACCCGATGACACACCGCCGATCGAAGCAAGGCCGCCGGTAGATGATCCAGTCGCAGATATGCCTTACGAGGGTTATGTGCCGGACATAGAAGAGCCGGAGCGACCCTTGCCAGAGCCGGTGCTGCCGGAAATGCCGGATGATTCTATAGCCGACACCACACAGCCGGGTGACTTTCCCTATGGCGGTTATCAGCCAGACCCGGAAGAACCGCCAAGGCCTGGCGCGCCCGGCTTTGACCCTGAGGCTGAGCCAACAATACCAGCTGATCCTGGGCCAGAGCCGACCATACCAGATGTTTATAACCCGCCAGCTGATGATCCACCGGCAACAACACCGCCGCCAACAGGGTCACCAAAGCCAGAAGATACCAGCGGCGATGGCGATCCTGACGATGTTGTCAGGGGCGAGGAAGCTGGGCCACAGCGGCGCAAGCGTCCAGGCCGGGCCGGTGAGGGCAGATCTATCTTGGGATCACAGACCTATGCCGGCAAAGGCAAAAATGTGCAGAAAAAATCACTGACAGGACAATAAATGGCAACAGTCGATGAACAAGCAGTAATCCTGCTAAAAAGGTTTTCCAGCCTGCAATCGCAAAGGCAGACCTGGGAGAGCCATTGGCAGGAAATTGCTGACTTTGTCGTGCCGCGTAAAGCTGACGTGACAAAGAAAAGATCACCGGGCGACAAGCGCACCGAGCTTGTGTTTGACAGCACGGCCATCCATGCAGCTGAGCTGCTGAGCGCCAGTTTGCACGGCATGTTGACCAATATGTCCACAAAATGGTTTAGCCTGCGCTATCTGGACCCAGATCTAGAGGGCAATGATGAAGCCAAGGAATATCTGCTGTCTGTGGAAGAGACCATGTATACAGCCTTTGCCCGGTCTAATTTTGCCGAGCAGATCCATGAGCTCTATCACGATCTGATTACATTTGGGACAGGCGTGATCTTTGTCGAGGATGATGATGAGTTCGATGTCAGGTTCTCAACGCGACATATAGCAGAATGTTATATATCAGAAGATGAAACGGGCCGTGTCGATACGGTGTTTCGCAAGTTCCAGATGCCGGCCAGGGCTGTGGTCAATGAGTTCGGCATCGACAACCTATCACAAAAAATACAAAAGACAGACACCGAGAATCCTTATGAGCTGGTGACCCTGATCCATGCGGTGTTCCCACGCCAGGATCGGGATATCACCAAGCTCACCAGTC